ATGACTGATATTGATTTACCCCCTCGTGTTCCTGTTACTTCTGAAAATAAGGATGGTGGTGAGCGTCTTTATAGAACGGCTTTAAGTTCTAGGGATTATTTGCGTTTAGAAGTTGAATCTATGGAGCGTGGATTAAAACCATTTGGATTAACTAAAACAATAATGACTTTATATCTGAATAAAAAGCTGGTTTATGTAAATGATTTGCCTGTTGATATTCAAAGTCTTATTACTCAACATTTCAAAACTATTGTAAAACAGCGCGTTAATTAGTTTTTGTTTTTTGCTTTTGACTTTTAAGACCTAATGGGTATTGAAAGTTTAGCTAGTCGGAGCCGTCGTATGGGGTTAAGGCGTTATCGTCATGAGCTTTGCGCAGTGTCAAGTAGACTAGCGGAGCGGCTACTTGACACCAGCAAAGCCATGAGAAGATAGCCGAAAACCCCATAGACGGCTTGGTAGCTAAATTGATATAGCTGGTTGGTGGGTTGGCGGGGTGCTTTTAAAACAGGTGCGGCAATAAAAATAAATAATTTTAGTAGTATTAACAATTAATTTTTAATAAATAAAGGTGGTTATTATGGCGAATATGCAAACGGTTGTTACTGGTCAATTGGAATCAATTACACGTTATCAAATGGAAGCGGGTAAAGGTGGTTCTTTGTGGGTATCTAATCCAGATTCAGAAAATCCAGATATTCTTGGTAAAGAGCTTATTAAGGTGAAAATGCCTTATGAAATGTTCGAGCAACAAAAGGCGAAAAAAGAATCTGGTGAATTAGTATTCCCTTCTCAAGTTGAAATACTTTGTGACGTTACTGTTGGTGGTCAAAATAAAATGGCACTTGTTGCTAAATCAATGAGAATTATTAAGCCAGTTGTTAATAATTCTTCTGATAGTAAACCAAAGGTTTAATTAATTATGTCGGTTTTGTGTATTAGTCCAGATTTAACAGTTTCCCACGTCGTTGATAATGCGGCGGCGTGTTCTTCTTATGGTAATTTTTACCTCGCACAATTGGCTTCTGACTTTTCACAACCGACACTACAAGACATTTTTGTAATTCCGCTTGCTTCGGATTTGCAAAGTATGTGGCTGGCTGGATTTGGTACTCCAGTTATCGCTTATTTAACCGCGTGGGGCATGGGCATATTAATCAATATGTTTCAATCCCGTAATTCTTAATATTTCGGAGTTTTTCCAATGAAAAAAAGTGTTTCTGCTCGTTTGTCTTCTATTCAAAAAATCGGCTTAACTGTTGGTTTATTTTCGGTTGCTGGTTTGGCTTCTGCCGCTCCTGAAACTATTGATTATTCTGCTGTCACTGGTTCGATTGCAACGGGCGGTCTGGTTGCCGCGATCATGGCTGTCGGTTTAATCAAGTTTGCGCCTCAGATTACTAAATGGGGCTTGGGTAAACTTACTTCCATGTTCGGCGGTTAAGTTTGTTTGATTGAGAGAGGGCGGCACTGTGCCGCCCTTTTTTTTGCTTTTTGATTGTGGGGGTGTGTTATGCCTGATTTTTCGGTTTTCGTGGGTATGTTTCCCGTTTTTCCTTTGGTGCTTGCCATGATGTCTTTGGGGCTTGTTATCTTTGCGCCTAATACTGCTAAATGGGGCATTCAAAAGATTGAATCATTATTCGGTGTTAGTTTTAAAGATGTTTTTGCCCGATTAGAGCGTAAAAATCAGGAAGCTTTGGGGCGTAGTATGGCTCGTGATGTGGCTCGTGAATACTATCGCAATAATCCTAATAAAAAACGTTTTTGGCGTAAATAGTCATGTTGTTTTTAATTTTGTTTTATGTATCAGGTTTGTTGTGCGCCTATGCAGTTATAGCGGGATTCAGTCATGCCTAAGCTTTTGATTTTGTGCTTATTGTTTTTTTCTGGCGTTGCTTCTGCTACTACTTGTTCTGATGGTTCTCCCGCTCCTACTGAGGGCGGCATTATGGCGCAGGGCATTTGTAGAACGGGTGAGTATATGTCTAATTTGTATGGCGGTCCTCCTTCTGCTTGGGTAGAAAATGCTGTTGGTCAAGGTACTTCATGTACTATTGAGCTTTCTTGCCCTCCGCCTGCTCCTGTGGTTTGTCCTGATGGTACTAGCCACACCGCGCCTTATACTTGCCCGACTTCTCAACCAAGCAATAATAACTGTGCTGATGGTTTCCCGCCTCCTGCTAGTGGCGTTTGTCCTAATACACCTCGTGAGGCTTGTACTGCTTCTGACGGTTCGGCGGGATATATGCAAGATGGGCAGTGTAAAAGTCTTTCACCTCCGCCCGCTCCATCTCCTAATTGCACAGTAAACGGGGCTAATGTTCCCGCTAACTCTGACGGCTCATGCCCTGCCGCGCCTCCTCCTAATTGCGCTACTGGTATGACAACAGTTAACGGCGTTAATGTTCCTAATGCTGATGGGGCTTGCCCTCCTCCGTCTACTCCTCCCGCTGTTTGTGCTGATAATTTGCCAACTAAACCAGACGGCACTTGTCTTGATGGTTCAACGCCTGAGCCCTTGATGGTCTGTCCCGATGGCTCTATGGTTCGTCAGTCCGTGTCTTGTCCGTCAACGCCACCAACTGACACCAATAACAATGGCGGCGATACTACTAACAATAATGGCGGCGATACTACTAACAACAATGGCGATACTACAAATAACACAACGAATAATAGCGGCGGTTCTGGTTCTGGTTCTGGCTCTGGTTCTGGCTCTGGTTCTGGTTCAGGTTCAGGTACAGGCACAGTTAATACAACGCCATCACAAGATTTGAGCGGTTTAACATCTGCCGTTAATGGCGTTAAATCATCAGTTGATGCGGTCAAAGATATTTTAAATGCTGGTGGTTCTGCTCCTGTCACTGCGCCTAACGCTCCTACAACTAAAGATTTACCGACTAAAGCTGAGCCGTTTTATAAATCTGAGGGGCTATCTGTTCATGATGCGATTAGCACTGGGTTTAATACGGTTAAGTCAAATGTTGTTATATCGTCATTCAGGGGGATTTTTTCCCTTGAGTCTTCGGGTTGTTCTTGTCCTATTTGGCATTTAGAAGATGTTTTGGGGTCTGGGCAAAGTTTCGAGGTCAACATATTTTGCACTCCTTTTGCCGATAAAGTCTGGGCGGTTGTTCGCGGTCTTATTCATGTTCTGGCGGCGTTCGCGGCTGTTCGTTTCGCAATGGGAGGTTGGAAATGAAAGATTTTTTTGCCGCAATACTGACATCAGTTAAAAACTTTTTTAAGTTAATTACCGATTTTTGGACGGCGATTTTTAAATATATTGATGACATCATCACTTCAATTGTTGATTTCGGCTCAAATGTCATTGATTCGGTCATTGATTTTGTAAAGGATTTGCCAGTCAATTTCGTTAAGCTTTTGTTTGACTTGCTTGATTTTATTTTGGATTTGTTCCCTCAAGTTTGTGATTACTGTTTTGCCGATTTAGTCCCTAATTTGCAGTTTAACTGGCATTTGCTTTTATATTCTGGGGATATTGGTCAAGCCCTTTGTTATATCCTAGACCAAATTAGGTTTGATACTGCTTTACAGACATTAAGTTGCGGTCTTGTTATGTGGGCTGTTTTGCGTTTTATCAGTTTGCTTAGGGGGTAATATGTTAATAAAACCCATTGCTTTATTTAACAGATTATTATGCGGTATTCAATTTGACATCATTGTATGCCATGAAGGCTTGCCCCGTAGCGGCAAAAGTTATGAAGCGTTGGTTAATCAAATAATTCCAGCTCTTTTAAAGGGTCGGTGTGACCATTATCAATCATCACCACCATACCCGCCGCGCCTTTGCATAAGATACTTGCCATAAAATCAAAACGCCGTTGTCCCGGTGTTCCGTAGATATGAAGT